AGTATTAAAAGTTTTTTAGGTTATTCTGAAGGTGGCCTAGCAAAACGTGGTTACGGAAAGGCAAGGAGATAATGGCAACATTACCAAAAGATTTTTTAATTGCAGATAAAGAAACTGCTGATAATATTGCAAAGGGCGTTCCCGGAGCAAAAGTAATAGAAATTCCATCATTAGATGGAGGATCTAGTGATTGGCAAGTAATTTATCCTGAAGGATGGAAAGAGTCTAAAAAGAAAACTAAAAAGAAAACTACAAAAGTAGCAACAGCTAAACATGGTGGTCTCGCTAAACGTGGCTACGGTGTAGCGAGGAGAGGTTAATGGCAGTTGAAAGACCGGCAGGTTACGATCCAGCTCCATCCGATCCGATGAGTGATGCTTCGAATGAAATAGAAATTCAAGAAGAAGTAGGAGAAGGAATTGTTGAAAACGAAGATGGTTCTGTAACTATTGGAGCAGAAGAAGCTATTCAAGAGGATATTCCTTTTGGTGCAAACTTAGCAGAAGTTTTAGAAGAAGATGTATTAGGATCTATTTCATCGGAACTAAGAGAACAATTTGAAGATGATAAAGCATCAAGAGACGATTGGTATTTTTCTTATACAAAAGGTTTAGATCTTTTAGGATTTAAATACACCGAACGTTCTCAACCCTTTCAAGGAGCAAGTAATGTTACACATCCACTTTTAGCAGAAGCGGTAACCCAGTTTCAAGCACAAGCATATAAAGAATTACTTCCAAGTGGAGGTCCTGTTAAATGTAATGTAGTAGGAATGCAAGATGTTCAAGTAGAAGAACAAGCACAACGTGTAAAAGAATATATGAACTTTCTTATTACAGAAGAAATGGAAGAGTATGATGCGGATACTGACCAATTACTTTTTTATTTACCACTAGCAGGTTCATCATTTAAAAAAATGTATTATGACGCAGGATTAGCACGACCTGTATCCAAGTTTATTCCAAGTGAAGATTTAGTTGTTCCTTATTTAGCAACCGATTTACAATCAGCAGAACGAGTGACACATGTTATTAAAATGACAAAGAATGAAGTTCGTAAAGCTCAAGTTGCAGGAATGTACAGAGATGTAGAATTAATGAATCCAGATATGGATGAAGACCGTATTCAAAAAAAATATAATCAATTAGAAGGTGTTACTAAAGTTAACTATGATGAGTTGTATGAAATCTTAGAGATGCATTGCGATTTAGACATAGAAGGTTTCGAAGATAGAGACGAGCAATCAGGAGAACCTACAGGTATAAAGATTCCGTATGTTGTTACTATTGACGAGGGCACCGGAAAAATTTTATCCATCTACAGAAACTACCGAGAAGACGATCCCCTTAGAAAAAAAATACCATACTTCATTCATTATAAATTTTTACCAGGTCTTGGTTTTTATGGCTTTGGCCTTATTCATATGTTGGGGGGTTTGTCCAGGACTGCTACGGCAGCTCTCCGTCAACTCGTTGATGCGGGAACACTATCTAATTTACCAGCAGGATTTAAAGCAAGGGGAATTAGAATTGCTGACGATGATACACCATTACAACCAGGAGAGTTTAGAGACATAGATGCACCGAGCGGTGATCTTCGACAAGGGCTTATGCCTCTTCCTTACAAAGGACCAGATCAAACTTTATTTGCTTTACTAGGTTATGTAGTTGATGCAGGAAAAAGATTTGCTTCTGTAGCAGATCAGAAAATGGGAGAAGGTTCACAAGCAAACCCAGTTGGTACAACAATGGCTATTATTGAACAAGGTTCAAAAGTCATGAGTGCTATTCATAAAAGATTACACTATGCACAAAGAAAAGAATTTAAAATTTTAGCAAGAATTATTCAAGATTACTTACCACCAGAATATCCATACGCTGTTGTTGGTGGAAACCAAATGATTAAGCAAACTGATTTTGATAATCGTGTAGATATTATTCCTGTAAGTGATCCAAATATTTTTTCTATGGCGCAACGTATTACGTTAGCACAGACACAATTACAATTAGCACAATCTAATCCTCAAATTCACAATCAATATGAGGCTTATAGACGTATGTATCAGGCAATGGGGGTACAAAATATTGAAGCATTATTACCACCTCCTCCAAAACCTATGCCAATGGATCCAGCCGTAGAGAATTCACAGATGTTGCTGCAAAAACCAGCGATGGCTTTTCCTCAACAAGATCATATTGCACACATTGACACTCACCGTGCCTTTATGTCGACATATTTAGTGAAAAATTCTCCACCAGTTTTGTCTTTGATACAGTCACATATCTCTCAGCACATTAGTGAACAAGCAAAAGAGGAAGTTATGATGAAAAATCAACAGGAAATACAAAATTTAACACAACAATATGGTGGTCAATTACCACCAGAATTACAACAACAGTTTGAAATTGAAATTGCTAAACAAACTGCCGTTAGAATTAAGGAATTAACCGAAGAAATGGTAGCAGAAGAGCAAGAATATCTAGAAGGAATGCAAGAAGATCCTTTAGTTACCCTAAAAGAGAAAGAATTAGGGCTACGTGCAGAAGAATTAGAACTTCGAGCTCAAAAAGATGGGGAAAAACAAGGCTTAGATGAAGAAAAATTTGTGGTAGATACTGCTCAAGAGCAACAAAAAATTGATAATGCGGATAGACACGCAACAACTAGGGAAGAAATACAACTTACAAAGATAATGGAACCCTCTAAACTAAGGAATAAATATTAATGATTAAAATAGACCAGGATGACACTGATATTAACAATTTAACAGCTATTGTGTACAGTTCTGTACATGCAATGTTAATTAAAGATAAGCTTGATCCAATTCAATTGGCTATTGCTATGACTTGTGCATCAAAAATGCTTTTAATGGATTTTGTAGAACAGCGAGATGTACCGGCTTTTGTAGAATATGCAAATAATCTCTTGATTGATTACGATAAAGTCACTAAACATTAGTATATTATGAAAGCAAAATATATAAACGGTTCTAAATACCCAAATGCGAAGATGACTGTTACAACTGATAACAATCCTTATGCAGGACCTAATGTAAATAAAACTTCTATTCTTTCAACAGCGTCAGTTGCTGTCGAAGGACCGAAGGTTGTTGATAATTTAGGTGCTGGACCGAAAGGTCAACGCAGTAAAGTACAAATTAAAAAGGTTCCTTTTAAAGGCGTCTTTTAATGGAGTGTAAAAACTGTGGTCACGGTTGTCATTGTAGTGATGGTAGTTCTTGTCAATCATGTGATTGCAAAAACTGTGAACATATAGTAGACTAACAGGCTTTAACCAAGGAGGTTTTATGAATCTAGTTAAAGATTTATGGGCACATTTGAAAGAATGGTCTGATTGGAAAATGAAGGACTGGATTAAGGCTGGTATTGTAGCCATAATCGTTATTATCGTCATTAGTCAAATTGGCGGTGGAGGAGGAGCTTAGACTATGGTCTGGCAACTCTTAGCTAAACCCTTACTCGGCGTTGCTGCGGATGGAATTCGTGGCTTCGTCGAGACCAAAAAGGCGAAAGCCGAATTAAAACTTACAGAAGTTAAAGCCGCAACTAAGTTGAAGGAAGACCAGATTGCCGGGAAAGTGAAGTGGGAAGCATCAGCCGTGGATCAAATGAAAGGATCGTGGAAAGACGAACTAATTTTAATTTGCCTACTCGCTCCTGCAACGCTCGTATTTTTTCCAGGAATGACTACACACATAGAAGCTGGGTTTGTTGCACTTCAGCAACTGCCGGATTATTATAAACACCTCTTATACATCGCCTGCTCAGCTAGCTTCGGCATCAAGGCAGGAAAAGGTGCTATGGGATTAATTAAGAAAAAATAATGGCTAAAAAAGGTTTATATTATAATATTAATAAAAGAAAAAAAGCAGGGACAAGTAGATCAAAGAAAAAATCTACTATCAGTAAAAAAGCTTATGCTAATATGAAAAAAGGTTTTCCTAAAAAGAAAAAATAATGCCTTTTAAATCTGAGAAACAAAGAAAATATTTATTTGCTAACGAACCAAAAATAGCTAAACGATGGGCTAAAGATTATAAAGATGGAGGTTTAGCTGTTACACAAATAAAAGCAAATGCCGCTGGAATGAAACCAGAGATTGCATCTAAACCCAAAGGTGATCCTACAGGATTAGGATTGAAAGGGCAAGCACTTACAGGAGGTGCGATGAAAAGCAAACGTAATGTAGGAACAGGTCCCCTTGTAAAGAAGAAAGATGGTGGATTTATTGTAGTAAAACCAAGAGGATTTGGAAGAATGTTAAAACATAAAAGACCAAAGACAAGGATATATACATGAACATGGATAGATTACTAGCTTCCGTAAAAAAACACGAGGGCTACAGAAACAAAGTATACCTAGATACCCTGGGCAAAAGAACCGTGGGCGTCGGGCATTTATGCGTTGAAGATTTTTGGGAAGACGACAAAGAGTATGAAGAAAAATTTTTGATGACCATATTAGAACACGATCTACAATCAGCAATCAAAGGTGCTAAAGAGTTAATGTCAGAAAATGGTTGTAACGACATTGATGAAATAGCAGAGGAACTAATTATAGAAATGGTATTTCAGCTTGGGAAAACTGGGGTCTCGAAGTTCCGTAATATGTGGAAACATTTATCCGCACTTGAGTATTCTATGGCGGCGAGCGAAATGCTCGATAGTCGTTGGGCAAAACAAACCCCCAACAGAGCACAAGCGATGAGTGCGGAGATGGCTAGTTTAACATAATGGCAGATATAATAACAATCGTTGATTACTTAAAAAAAATAATAAACACTAGACAAGATCAACTTATTCAAGTTATAACAGGCGATGTAAAATCACTGGAAGAATATAAATTTCTTTTAGGGAAGATACATGCAAATAGAGAAACGTTACAGGAACTCACGGACCTGCTAAAAAAACAGGAGCAATATGAAGACGAAATCGAAGATTATAACCAGAGAAAATAATATCATAGATATTAACGAAAAACCCTACAAAACTAAAAAAGAAATAGGAAAAGTTCCAGAGCCCACAGGGTTTAGAATTATTTTATTTCCTTTATTATTAGAGAAAAAAACTAAAGCTGGTTTACATCTTACAGATGAAACTGTGGCAGAAGCACAAATTACTACAAATGTTTGTCGTGTTTTAAAAGTAGGCCCTGATGCTTATAAAGATAAAGAAAGATTTCCCAATGGTCCTTGGTGCAAGAGTACTGATTGGGTTCTCATTACCAAATATGCGGGTTCAAGAAT